CCATTTAACGATGCGCACTGCCAATTGTTGGCGCTAATGGTTGGTGCTGTACCACCACCGCCATAGGTCAACTCAGTAACTGTTGTGCCGCTTAATTTGAATATCTTATTGTTTCCAGCAAATAGAGTCGTTACCGATCCACCAGTAAGCACCAATTCGTGGATGACGCCAATATCGTTAGCGCCCAAATTACCTGAACTGGTATTAACTTTCGTCCACCCCTTACGTGCGCCCATCCGACCGTACTTGTCCAGAATGCAGTTAATCGCAGTCAACGCAAATCCAGCCGCCAAATCCAATGGCGAGTCTTGCGTATTCAGGCCATAAAAGCCTGGTGCGTTAACGCTAAATCGTTCAAGTGCTTGACTCATACTGGGACAAACTCCTGAGTTTCTGGATAGCGTGTAGCCTCTAATGAAATGTAATCAGCCAGCATGGAGCGATACAAGTTGTATGCTTCCGATGAAGTTAGGCCACCATCTTCGCCGCGCTCAACTAACGCTCTAGCGTAAGCATTTTGCTCAACGACTACGTCAGGAACCAGTATTGATGTTCCATCGGACGCCAGCGCTGCTTGTGGGATAGTCAGGAAAAACTTAATCGTATAGACGCCATCAGGGCGGCCATATAATTGAACTTCAACGTCGCCATTAGCATCAACACCCTCAAAGCAATACTGCGCTGGGATGTTGGTGACAATCGGGGTAAAGTTTTGCTTTTGACGCATATCGGACACGCTGATTTGACGCATAACGACATTGCTAGTCGTATTTAGCGGGTCGCTTGATACACGGAATTTTTGACCTACACCGGTCAACGAATAGACATACGTGCCGGAGGTGGTAGTGACGGTTTTTTCTTGGCCGAGAACATTCCAATCGTAAGCGTCTTCGACTTGGCGCTTGGCGTCATTAACGAACTTGCCGATCAAGGTCGAATACGCATCAAGGCCGACAGTTGATACCGTCGGCTCACGCAATCGCACCAGAATAGAATTTACAATTTCAAGATAGGTCATTCGCTTCCCCGCAAAACTTAACAGAGCCAGCTTTTGCCTATCCCCAATGGGAAGAAGCCATCGCCCCTATTATAAAGAAATTACTTTATTTTTGGCTACCATTTAACCTTGTTTGCCCAATACGCTGCACTCATAGCGCCCTTGGCAATATTCTTGGCATGCCGCGCTTTAAATGCTTCATTGCGTTTTGTGCCGTCAGGACTGCCAGTAGCGCCCTGTTGGCCAAAACGAATCAGCTTAACCTCATCCCCATCCTTAGCCAGCACCACATGGGATTTGGTCGGGTGACTTGGAGTCGCTTTAGGCTTGTTATAGCCAGCAAATTCCTCTTTGCCGCGCTTAATCATTTTTTAGGCTTTTTCGCTGTCTTAGCCGACTGTACAAAATCAGCTTTAGTTGGCGCGCCTTTGCTGCCTACTTTGCGCATCTTCTCGCCCGATCCAGCTTTAATTCTGGCTTGCTTGGCGTTGACATTGGCATAGAGTCCGTTTTTCATACTAACTCCGTTACTGAAAATGTTGATGCCGCTACAGTTGCATCTTTAATGACAGCAATCTTTTCACCAGCATTTACCTTCATAATTTCAGAAAAGTTGTTAGGCATCATGGGTGAAGTTGTTAAACTTGCTGTTGGATTTGTGCCAATTTGAAAATGGCAATGTCCTAAAGAGCAAGATAAACGAACCATCGTTGTGGATGCACCAAAAGCGGTTGATTGAACACTAGAGTTGGTGACAGAAAATACTTGGGTGGTTCCCATAGCTGGCACACCGAAAGCCACTTGATTAGGGTCTAACTGAAATGTTGACATATCTTAATCCTTAGTTATATCCGGACTTATGCGTTGCACCAGTGTAAAGTTTGCCGTCTGGCAAATAGTGCGGTACGCCCTTCATTACTTTTTAGCCTTGTTCTTAGCAGTGCGTTGGCCTCTCATAGGCATTTTGGCCTCGCTCATGGCAATAGCCACGGCTTGCTTGCGGTTCTTAACTACAGGGCCAGTTTTGCTACCTGAATTGAGCGTTCCAGCTTTGTACTCGCTCATTACCTTGCCGACTTTTTTTGCACCGTACATTATGCCTTCTCCTTAGTAATAGGGCCGCCACCCTTCCAAGCATCACAAGTGCGAGCCGCTGCACAAGTAAACTGGAACAAATCGCAATAGCCTAGATCAGCCGCTGCTACAAATTCTTCGTCATACGACAATTCATCTTCGTTTTCGTCCTTCTCCAACCCGCCAACAATGCACTCCATCATCTTCGGCGTCTGAATAAACGCCGCACAATTGCCGCATCTCATACTTTTGACGGTATTGGTCGGCGCGTTGTACATCGTGGCTTTTCTTACCCAAAAAACTGTATTAGTTTCATCTGGATTAGGTGGGCCATAACCGTATTCTTTGAACGCATGATTTCGGTTTTTCAGATTAACCGAAACGTCCTGCGTCGCAATCGGGCAGGTTTTGCCTGTTAATAGACCGGATTTCATCTGAAAAATACCCGATCCATAACAAATGCCGCCGCGCCACTTATGGCCGACGCAATAGCCATACCGACCCAAAAACCGCCCTTAGACTTGTTGGCCATAGCCAATAGCTTTTTGACGTCTTCGCGCAGTGCGCTAACTTCAACCTGAAGCACTTCAACTTGAGCCTCTAGCTTGCCAAATTCGCGCAAATCAATGTCCGACATGACCTGTCTTTCGTGGCCTTCCAGGCCGTTTCTGCGCCTCTGGTGGCCGCATAATTACCAAATGTTCGTCATTATCGCCTGAAGTCTCAGGCTCATCAATGCGCTCGTATCCCGCATGGCCTTTCATACTTTCAACGTCATGCGGCTGCGTAAATTCAACAGTTTGGCCGCTTTGAAGACATCTAAAAATTGCCATAGGAACCTTTAAAAATCAGGGGCCGAAGCCCCTGAATCTTATGCTAATGAACGAACTACAACGATGCGCAATGTTGAAGATGCTAAGTCAGCGGTAGAGCCTGACTCATTTTGGATGCGGAATTTAACAGTATTGGCTGCGCTAACGTAGCCAGTAACAGTCAAACCAACCAAATCCACACCCAATGATGCGCCAATGACCATATCGCCCAAAGCAACGCCTGGGACGGTTACGTCATCAGTTTCGCCAGCGCCATCTACTAACGAGCCAGCGTCAAGTGTAGCTGTTACCAGCCACGTATCAGAAAACAGGCCACGGAATTGATCGTTGCCTGCGCGTACAGTTACTGCCGATGCTGTTGCCATAGTATTTCTCCTAATTAGGTTAAAAACCCCCACCCGAAGGTGGGGAGTTTAATTAGGCAGGTACGGCCAAGGCAAATGCCGAGGATGACAGAGCTGCGCCAACAGTTGCCGCAGTACGCATTGCTTTGACGCCATACAGAGTGTCAGCAGTGAACAAGGTACCGAGGTATTCTTGCTTGTACTGAGTCTGCGAGCGAACCGCAACTTGCTCAACTAGAACCATCGAATCCTTGTGGCCCATCAAGCAAATACGGTCTGTAGTGCTGTTACCAGCGCCAGTATCAGCGTTTGACGAAACAAACACAGGGATACCGTACAGGTTACCGATTTCGCCGTTGCGGATTGCATTGCCATCGCCGACGAATGCTTGCTCAGTGTAGCGAGCCAAGCCCATCAATGTGTTGCGGCTTGATGGAGGGATAACAAAGAAGCGGCCATCCATTGGGGTGTCATTGTCGTCCAACCTTTGGATTGTGCGACGGATAGCTGCATCAGTCAGCGCAGCAGCGTTCGACGATGTTGAGTTGTATGCAGTTGTACCGTTTGAGCCAATGAAGGCTTTAGTGGTGGTGTTGCTAGTTGCATAGTCGTCGGTGCCAACTGTTGCGCCGTTAAATGCACGACCCAATTGAACCAAGTTGGTATCTACTTGACGCGCCAAAGCATAGCCAGCATCAGCAGTGTAAAACTGACGCATTGAGTTCAGAGCTTGAATTTCAGCGATGTCCTCGATCAAACGGCTGTACTCATAGTGCTTGTCGATAGTCACTTGCACTTCAGTGTTGCTAGCAGCGATCAATGTCACTGCATCGGTAGCTACTTTTAACGATGCTGAACCACGGGTTGGTGCTGGGATGTGAATCACATCGCCTTTTTTGCCACGAAAGTTCATCTTCATGACCAGATTGGCCAGAACAAGATTCTTCTTATACGAAGCAACAATCTCATCACTCCAAATTTCTGGAACGAAAGTACCTGCGCTCGATACGGTTACGCTATTGGTTGGGGAAAATGCTGTATTTGCCATGTTAATGCTCCTAGATCAAAAGTAAGTTACTTGACCCGTCCCTCTTGATACGCCGACATAATCTCATCAGATAGTGCGTCATATCGGGCTGGGTCATTCATTTT